AAAAGAAAAGCTAAAAGCTAAAGAGGAAAGAAAAGCGAAATTTAAAAGATTCGGCGAAGATATAAGAAAAAGACAAGAAAAGTCAAGTAAACGTTTTGGCGGTACTTTAGGGGGTGGTGTGTTTGGTGGCGGTACTAAAAGCAAAAGCGCCTTATTATATGGCGGTAGGAATATTTTCTATGAACCACCTAAAAAGAAAGGTGTAACTATAATTGTGAGGTGAAAAATAAAAAAGTTATGCTAAGATGAATAAGAAATCACAGGGAGTAGTAGGGTTTGTATTCCATGTAATCTTTTTCTTAATAGTGGTTTCTATAATAGGGGGTACTCTCTTTACTTTAATGGGCGATACAGCAAAAGTAACAGGGTTATCTGGAATAGAGCTATTCGTATATGGGAATTTTGCGGTAATCTTTTTTGTTTCTGCAATCTTAGGAACTATGAGCTTTTTTTATTTTGGCGGTGGATCATGAAAAAGCTATTTAATGGATTAATTGTATTTATCCTTATTGCTGTCTTCAGTTACGCTTTAGTAGGTACTGTAAACAATTTTGTAGGTCAGGCTAATCCGTTCAATATAACTTTTACAGGCGGAGATAACCATACATATTTTTTACATGTGCCGAGATATGCGTATGTAAGTTCCAGCAATATTACAATAAAGAACATTAACTTCATCGAAAGCGGGCTTATACATTATTGGGCTATGGAAGAAGGGAATGATACAACTATTGCAAATTATGCAAATTCATCTTATAGATTGGGAATAAATATCAATAGAAGTAAAGTTCTTGGTAAAAATTTGTATGGAGTATATATGAACCAAAAAAAACAGGATCAAGGAGGGAAAGAACTACAATCTATTGTACCATTGGATATGACTCCTTTTGGCAATCAATGGACTATAAGGTGCTGGGTAAATGTATATGATTCAAACCCACACATACCATATTCTGATTTTACTACAACTGACGGATGGTTCACGCAATCTTCTGGAGGCTATTGGAGAACCCGAGTACAATGCCCTGGACAAATAGCCACAACAAATATAAACGGAGCTTATGGCAGGTATTATCATGTAGTTACAGTAAGCAATGGTACAGGATTGGCATTATATATAAATGGAACAACTAAGACGAATTGGATACCTACATCGGGATGTGATACGAACGGGCAAAATTTTTCAATCGGAGAAACGGATAATTCTATACAATCACCTTTTTATGGAGTAATAGACGAATGTGCTATATGGAATAGACAACTATCTGATTCAGAAATACTGAAAGATTATAATGATTTTGCAGGATATTTTTTATTATTGAGTAATATATCAGTTTATACTGGAGGCAACCTTCAATATAATGAAAATTCTGCTTTTATAGAACCATCATTAATTAATTTGAATAATACAGAAATAAATAATATCTTAAATGATGGATGTTCATGCCAGAATTGTTCGATAGATGACTCTTACTGTAATATTCCAGTCACTTTTTATTCCAGCACTGTTAGAAATTTAGGCGTGAATCTTATAAACTTCACTTATGCCTATGGCGTTGATAACTGCTCAGAGTTTACAATACCTGCCTTTAATGTTTCATATTTTGATATACTTACCAATAACCCAATAACCGCAAGGAATGATTATTCTTTAAATGTTATATCGCCATTTACGCAATCATTAGGCGGGGTATATAGTGCTAAACATAGCCATGCTTTTTGTTCGCCAGTAAATTATAGTAAAAGGAGTACAGAAGTTGAGATAACAGGAAGCATAAATATAAAAAATAACTCTTATTCTACATATATTTCCCAGTATAGCGCAGATTCCCCCCTAATTCTGCCTACTGGGAATTTAATAGATATATTTATGTTAAATATTGGCAATACTTCTCAAACTACATTTACAGTAAAAGACCTATATACTAAATCAATTCTTCCAGGCGTAGCTGGGCAAATGTATAAAGTTTCTGGTGGAAGCAGTACATTAGTAGGCTCTAAAATATCAGATGTAACAGGAAGGGTGATTTTTGATTACGAAACAGATATTCACTACACTTTTATTTTATCTAAATTTGGATATACAGATTATACTTTCGACTTAAACCCAATAACTAGCGCAAGCTATGATATATTTATGACAAAGACAACAGTATTAAACCAAACCCAGCCTTTTGATAGGGTGGTTTTATCATGGACACCCCGTATATATTATGCAAACCAAACAAATAATTTTATTTTTACTATTACCTCTCCCTTTGATGATCTAAACAGTTATAGCTATACCTTAACTTATCCTAGTTCTACTAAAAGCAATAGTGGAAGTAATCCTAGTGGAGAAGTATTAACTAGCTCATTTAATATAACTGGCGCAACACAATTTGACAGGGTTAAACTAGATGTTACGTACGATACTGAAACATCTGGAACTAAAACATTTACTTATTATTATGATATTGTTGTTACGCCAGGAAATTATACTATGCTACAGTTGAAAGATAAGACTTATGGCTTAGGTATATTTGAGAGGTTATTAATTTCTGTTATTTTTGTTTTATTGGTGGTAGGTTTGGCTTCATTAAGGGGGCAGGTATTGCCAGGGATGTTTTTAGGCATGGCTTTATATGGTTATTTTGTATATATTGGTTTTATCCCTTTATGGAGCATATTACTTCCAATACTCATTTCAATAATAATAATCTCTGGTCGGTCTGAATAATGGGAAATATAACTACTATGGCAGTGTTTGTTTGGACTTTGAATATTTTAATGTTCTTAATGCAGGCGGGTATAAATGATATAGCAAGCGGTTCGCAATCTACTTTTTATAATAGCTCTGGAAGTGTTTTGGATTCTTATTCAACTGGTGGGAACTTAGTAGTACCGAATAGCGATATAGTGGGGGGAGAGCTTAACCCAGAAAGCAGTACCCCCGTCTCTGAAACTTCTGGGTTTGGATTTTTGGATAGTATAGGAACAGTTAAGAACTGGGTACAAAGTAAACTAAATTATTTAGGAAGCATAGTTTTAGCGCCATATAATATTTTAAATAGTATTCCAGGCTTGCCTAAGGCTTTTGTAGGGGCTATATCTTTACTATGGTACGGAGTTAGCATATTACTTTTATTAATGCTTATCTTCGGGAGAACTGATTAAATGGTATCTTCTCTATGTGAAAATGGGTTCATGAATTGTACGGACACAATAGGGATTATACTAGGCACAGCTTCGCAAGAAACTACGGGTTCAGTATTCTTAACTCTCTTTATACTTATGCTTTTTCTAATGGCTATAGCTTTGATATTTGGGATTAAATTAGAATATACTGCTATAATCATTCTCCCGCTTTTAATGGGCTATATGGCTTATTATAGCGAATTTATGGCAGTAGGAGTAGTAATATTAATATACTTGGCTATTATATTTACTAAGAACTTTATATTAAAATGAAAAGAATCTATATCATACTTTGTTTATTGATACTTATTTCTAGTCAAGTTTATGGATTATTTGATAAGAGATTATACCCCCAGAACACTTTTTATACTGTGGATACTTCTAAAATATGTATGCAATACGGCACTTGCACACTAACCAACCTCTCAGTAATTGGCGGTTATTTCAATGTGTCTGTAGTAGATACATATATTAATGGAACATTGTATATTAATGGTCTGCCTATAAGCTCGATCTATTACAATCAAACCCAATCAGATGCAAGGTACGTTAATATAAACGGCGATACTATGACTGGGAATTTGAGTATATTAGCACCGAATAATATGATGTCTAAATTAGGTCTTCATGAATTTAGTGAGTTATATGGTTTTGATATAAGATATTATGGTAGTAATAATAAATTAAAAATAGGTTCTTTAAGTGATAATCAATTTGTCAGTTTTTTAACAATGGATAGGGATGATAACACTACTGACATTTATAATGATTGGACTGTTCATGGTAGATTTATAAATCCTTCGACCGGTAGGGTTGTTTCTGGTTCAAATTTTTGGGTCAATAATACTGGTTCTGTACCTTCTTTAACATTAGTTGGTGCTAATTCTTTGTACGATAGAGCTACATGGGGCTTTAGAGAAAATAATACAGGTAATAGAAAATGGGTAATGGCATATAAAACAGATGTAGTAAATAATAGATTAGAGTTTCATTATTATAACGGAACTGATTATTATTTTCCTCTCTATATCTATCCTAATGAATCTATAAATGCACTATTAAATCTTAAAGGAGATTTCATAGGTATAGGAGAAGAAACCCCCACTAAAAAACTAGACGTAGCAGGAGATGCTTACATCCAACAAGACTTTTATGTAGGAGCTACAATTGGAAATTCGATAGTTATGGATGGCAACGATGCTTATTTCCAGGATGATGTTGAAGTTAGTGGGGGAATCTACTCACCATTCTATAATTGGACAGTAGGTGATGATTGGGCTTCATTTGATGGAAACACTTGGCTATTTAATGAAAGCAAACTATCAACAATAGATACAAATGAAACAATAAGAGTTGATTCAATACGTGCTAATATGACATTTTATGATTTACTTTGGGGTAATAGAAGTTTCTATAATGAAGCTTATGGTTGGAGTGACCACTCAACACAGAATTACACTAAATATAACGAAGGATACAATTGGCCAGTAGTTCAAAACTTTACAGATGGAATAAAAGTATCTAGCGATAAAAAGATATGTCTAGGTGATAACTGTGAGATCTTCATAATGTATAACTCAACGCTTGGACTTGGCGTATTGGGTTGAATTATGAAAAAAATAATTTATTTTGTAATTATAATGTTTATGATTAAATTCACGCATGCAAATTCATTAACTGTTTACTCTAATCAGAATAAGATTATATTCTCTCAAAATGGTGCGGTTTCTATATATGAAGGTGATATACCCTTAAGTGGCTTGGGTTTTGGTTATTCTGGAAAACTAGGGGCATCTTACCTTTTTAGAGATGTAACTGCTTTTACATGGACTTGGGAAAAAATATACATAGATGAAGAATATAGCACGCAGAACTTTAAAGTAGTTGGATATAATAATTATCCTTTATTTCCAATAGAGCAGACATTCATATTTGATGCTAATTTACCAATGAAATTCAGCACAAGAATGATGAATGGCTTAACAGTTCCTATTTCTGACTTTAAAGTATGGTATATACATACAGTAGAAGACGGTCAAGAAATAATATATAATGATACTTCATTCTATGTGAATACAAGCGAAACATTATTTTTACATGGAGATTTTTCAGATATACTGCCAAAGGTTGATTTTAAGGACAAATACTTCTTTAATTACAACGACCTTATCGAAACAGGGTACACGCCATCAGATATTTTAATAGGGGATATGGGCTTATTAAATATTAAATTTAGCGGTATCTCTATAATGGCTGTGGGAATAAAGGATGATTTTGATTACTTTGTTTCACATGAAATAAAGGTATATGATCCAATAATTGACACTTCAGCCTCAGTACAAGGTACACTTCATCCTAATATGGATAATCTAGTTTATAGCGATGACTTCAATATGTACTACGCTTTTTATGACGGACAGGGCAATCGGCTTGAAGCAATGAGCTCAAGCGATACACATACATGGAGCCAATTTCTAACTTATATCCCACCGTCAAAATTTATAGAGTATCAGAAGATAGATGTACTAAATCAGGGCTCTGCTTTAGGACAATTTATTTATTCACTTTATAATCAGGAAATAGATTCAAGTGCTACTCCGCCAGAGGCAAACTGGACAAGGAGAAAGCCATTTACATCACAATTAATCATAGAGCCTTCAAATGCTTCTATTTACTATATACAATATCTAAATGCAGAAAAAGATGATACTACAGAGTGGGCTTGTGTTATCCAGAACCATAAGACCCTATTAGCAAAAAGATTATTTTATTCACAATTTCCATATAGTAGCTTTACAGATATATTAGTAGGAAGAAATCAATTATTAAGCTGTGATGCAAAATATGACAAAGCTAATGATGCAAAGTATATTACGGCAATCAAGGCTAATGGGTATCTTTACATATATAAATCTACAAATAATTTTTTATCTAGTACTTCAAATAACTTTTATACAGCCATGGCTCCTTCTTCTACAGGATACGAACCATCCACTTATATAGATGAGTATGGAAACTACTTTTTAGCTTATGCCAACAATCAAAAGATATGGTTGGGGGTAATCACAAACGGTACTGCTCTCACTGATATTGTTCTTTATCCACTAAACGTGACAGGATATTACCCCGCAATCAAAGGAAATGGAAATGATATTGTCATCACTTATCAGAACACAACATCTACAAATACAGCCCATTTATTCATAGCAGAAGCAAACTACACTGATTTAAATACAACAGGATGGAGAATAACCCATATCAATAATACAGGATTTTATGGCAATATTAGGGGAGATTGGGAATACCCTATGGAAAAAAGAGTTGATGTAATATTCTCAAACAAAAATTCAGATATAATGTACTGGAACACTAGCGTACCAGATTCAAGCTGTGAGTATGCTAGGGGATTACATACAGATTGGCTCATAGATGAGTACTGTACCATGATAAATAAAGAATACAATGTAAGTCCTTATATAGTGAATATAACTGATGGAGGGCAATTAAACATTAGCGGAGCATCAAACCTTACAACAGATGAGATTTACTGGTATCCCTCAGATGCAGTAGAAACCTGGAGGGTTGTATGGAATACGATTACATCAAGAATATACTCTGGAGGATAGAATGGATAATAGCTTTATGAATTGGGGGGTAATATGAAAAAAACAATAATAAATGGAATAATGCTCTTAATGTGTATAGGGCTTATAGTATCTACTGACCCACAATTAGGGGATGCCATCACTCTTGATGTACCACCAGAAGTAGACGATTATATAGGGGATGCAGTAGAATCCGCACAATGGATAAAAATAGAAACCTTCCATAATGGAAAGACAGCGATAGCTGAGTTCTGCATAACTGGAATAGATGGAACGGTTGATTGTCAAAAAAGAACCTTATATAATAACTATGACGCTGACAGTAGATACTGCAACCGATGGGACATAAGCGATGAGGGAAAGAACTGTCTGGAATGGTTAAACTATGATGTAGACATATTTACCCAGATGAAAATCCAGGAACACACAGAGCAAGTCTTTCAAGCTATGTATGATAATACACTAGCCACACCAACACTATCGTTTGATGATAGGGTAGATGTAGATATACCAGATGCGGATACACCAGGAGCAACAGGAGATTTAGGATAGATAACTTTTATTATTTCTTAAAAGTTTTAAGCGATTTAAAACATTATTTTAATTCTCAAGCTAGATATTAAGTAAAGTTTATATAGTAGTTATAATATAAGGTATAATATGATACACCAAAAAATAATGAAAATCTACAAGAACCCAGTTACGGGTCAATTGACTATGACTATCCCAAGAGGATATAACTTACAAGAAGGAGATTTTATTTCATTTACTCCGACCAAGAACCAAGTAGAGATAAAAAAGGTGATACTATGAGAATACAACCAACTAATATACCAGTTAAGGATGTAGAAAGTATATTTTTTTGTCAGATAGCATGGAATACAGCAGTAGAAGATATGCTTGGAGAAATATGGTTAAAATGAACAAAGAAAAGGTTTTTTCACTTTTAAATGAGTTGGAAGGGTTTGGAGTTCATATCCGTTATCCAGATGCAAAATTGGATTTTAAGGACAAAATAAAACAGTTGAGGAACATGTTAAAATGATAGTCAACACAACAAAAGCATATAATCTAGGTATAAAATGGGACAGGGATTTGATGGATATACAACAGATGATTGAAGATTTAACCACTAAGGAGGTGGCAGAATTGAAGATATATATTGAGGCGATGATTAAGAGGGGATGAAGTATAAATGAAGATCAAATCAAAAGTTTCTAAATTCACAGGAGAACGAAAGATAGTGGAGTTACCTGTTGCAGTTAGGGATGAGTTCAAGATAGGAGAAGGGGTTTATGTTAAAAAGAAGAAAGGAGAGTGCTTATAAGATGAAATATCAGAAATCAAATTTGGAAAAATCAGAAGAATTAGTTGAATTGATTAACAAAAAAACAACCTATAAATCAAAAGTTGCTTATATAAATGCTTTATGTTTCGCAAGAGGGAATACAATAACAATAAAGAAAGGTTTTTTTCAATCAATTCAATTAATTTATGATTATGGTAATATAGTTTTTTATACAAGATTAAAACCTTCTGATTTTTCAGAATTTACAAAAGAAGTTATCAATCAAATAGAAAATATAACTAAAAAAGAAGTTATCATAAAAGATGAAAGATTGATATCTTTTGGAGGGAGAGGAGTAGATGAGACAAACTAGCTTACTGGCATACCAAGAACTTAAACAGGCGGATTTAAACCGCAGATATAAGCGAATATTGGAAGCTCTTAGGTATTATGGGGCTATGACAGACAGGGAAATATGCAACGTATTAGGGTATAAAGATCCGAATAAGGTAAGACCAAGAAGGAATGAGCTGGTAAAAATGGGGATAATTGAGGAAAAAGGAAAGAGAATATGCTCAATTTCAAGGAAAAAAGCCATAATGTGGGGGGTTTTGAGTAGTATAGGGTATCAGAATGTGTTTAATGAGGCTGGTGAATGTATTGGAAAAAGGAAAATATATTAGGACACACCCCTTAGTTTCTACTGGAACTTTTGGAAATAAAAAAAAGTGGTGTTCTTTTTTCTATTTAATATATAATCTTTCATTATTGAAAATAATTAAGATATATCAATTATTATTAATTAAGAGTTCCATCGGAAATAATGGGGTGTGGGGGTGATTGATAACAGAACTAGAAAAAAAGGAGATTTTCAGAATAGCAAAGAAAGAGATAAAAACAAAGAGGGATTTGATGAAAATGTATAATTTCGGCTATTATCATTTACTTAATATGGATGAAAGGATAAGGTTGTGTCAATTAATGGAAGAAAGGAGAATAGTATGAGAAAAATACCAAAAACGATAAGTGAAAAGGAATTTTCTGAAACCCTTATTTCTCTTAAAAATTATGTCCTCATGCTCTCAAGAAACGGAATATTTTTATGAAAGATTTGACGATTAATTAACAAATTTTAGAGAGTGAAAAAATGATTGAAAAAAAGCCATTCGTAAGCTACACCATGGAAGAAGATAAAAAAAACCCCGCAGAAGTAGGCAAGATATTCACAGTTAGGCTTAACCCAGAGGAATATAAACAACTTCAAGCCATGCAGAAGCTCTTTAATATCAAGACAGAAAGCACGACATTGAAGTTTCTCGCCGAGATAGGACAAAATGTGTTACTTAACACTTTTGGAGAGTCTAAAATAAGGTGGCTATTCAGCCCAAAAAGGAGAGTTCTAGAGGAAGAATGAAAAAATCAATAATCCCTTTCAAGCTCAAGCTCAAGCTTTTTTTAGTAATTTGTAACACAAAATTAAGAGCTTTTGTAACACATATTACCCAATACCCCAATTTGGACAAAAATCATAATTCTTTCGAGGGTAAAATTAATTCTCATGGATTTCGAAAAAGTAAAACAATCCCACCATCTGAAGATGGGGGCTTTTAACGGAGGAAAGAAATATGTCAAAAGAAAAAAACAAAATTCAGATTAAGAACAGATGGACTGAAAAAGTCATATTTGAAAGTAAAACCGCAACAACAATAAAGGAAGCTGTAAAAGAGGCAGTTGAATCGAAAGCCGACCTATCAGAAGCCGACCTATCAGTAGCCGACCTATCGGAAGCCAACCTATGGAAAGCCAACCTATCGAAAGCCAACCTATGGAAAGCC